GCATGTAGAATGCCCTTTACTTCATAACTCATATTATTGATTTAAAAACTATTACTAAGATAATTGCAAGTATTGGCCTAGCATAAAAGTCAACTAATATACTGAGCACTGTTCCTAATAAAATTAAAATAAACTTAAACAACATTCTCACGAAAATGAACATTGTCTTGTTGATAAATTGCTTCAGATAGCAATATTAGATCTGCAATTTTTTCTGCTCTTTTTATGATATCAGAATATGACTGACCTTTAAAACTTTCATTGCTTATCATAGCAGATACCAATGATGTGATGATTTGTATTCTTTCCATTTTATTTATTATTTAATTGTTCAATATATTGTGAATAATATTCCGATGCTGCAATGAGCTTCTCTCTCATCATCTCCTCCAGGATCATATCCCTCTCATATGGCACCACTGTGATTCTCTTGGCTGGATCAATGTGAGATACTTTGTGAATATCTCTGTTATCCCAGTCATTTAGTAAATCATCATCTGTATCAATCATGCAATAGATAATTTTTGCCTGTGGCTTATTAAAGAGATACATATATCCTCTCACTTGCCATTCATAGGTATTATCATCCTCATCAGGGAGAGCTGGAAAAGTTTCAAGGCTCCAGGATGTTTTGATGTCAATGATTGAATCATCTGTGATGATATCAGGAGATCCAGATAAAAAAGTATCTGTTTCTCTGATTGTATTCTTTTTGAAATTAGATCCAAACCAAACTGAATTGACCAATGCAATTGATTCCATTTCATATTCTGTACCCTTTCTCATTTGCTTTGTCTCAATGGTTGACTTGTATCCATAGAAATTCTGCTTAGCAAGCTCTTTGATGTAACTCTTTGCTGTTGCTGAGAGAATCTCTCCTTTTGCTCTTGGGCTCTTCATGAGCTTTGGCAGAGATGAACATCTGAATATCATAGCTGTGCCTCCTGTTGTTCAGTTAGTTGATAAGTATTCTTGAGCTCTTCAATGGTATATTCACCTTTCTTGATTGCCTCAAGAGCATTCTTGAATCTTGCATCTGGAATTGCTGGCTTGTTCTTTTTAGCATTTGATACCTCTTTGCCATCATCATCCACAGCTTGCAAGGCCAATATTGCCTGTAGAGTTGCTCTTCTGTAGTATGTTGTTGCACTGATCATCTTTTGTGGATCAGTAATCAAAGGCAGAGACAACCAGCTCTCAATCATTTGACCAGAATCAATGTCAATGATCTGAGTCACAAGAGTTGTATCATGGATTGGCTGAAGCAATAGCAAGCCATTCTCATGGAGGATTGGCTCAACTGTCTCAAGCAATGCATTGATATCTGCATAACTTCTCTTGAAATGAGGATTGGTTGCATTCTTGATGACCTTTCCAATGCTCATCTTTGCTCTGTGGAGCTTCATGTACAAACTGATTCCAATCACAGGATCAGCTTTCTTTTGCCTCAACTTCTCTGATGTTGATGGCATGTCAAAATTTAATTGATTTTCCATATATGTTTGTTTTAATTTTTACAAATTTAGTGAAAATTTTTCATACCATAACACAAAGGAGTCAAAATCTCTTGCAATTATGTATGTACCTCCAGCTCTTTCAACATCTTGTTGATATGCTTTCTGAGCATCTGATTGTCTGTCCTTTCCATATTTCACCTCAATCTTAACTGATCGGCCTCTGATTGTTGCTGAGACATCAGCTGTTCCTTTGGTGCCTGTTCCTGGAGTCCATTTGCCAGGTAGTTGTTTCATTCCTGATGCGATCTCAATTGTTTTACCAGCTCTGTATTGTCCTTGATTTGATATTCTTTCAGCTTGACCTCCCATTGCTTTGATAAAAAAGATGATGCACTTTGTGAGGTTATTGGCTGATGTATCTTTCCATTCAGTTAATGGAATGAGTTCTGGCCTCATGGATGGATATTTATCTTTGAGTTGTTCCATCTCAAGAGCTTTGAGCTTGTCTCTATTTGCTTTGTTCATGATGTTGTTTTATATATTCCTCAAAGTCAAAATCTTTATTCAAATATGTCAAAGCATGAACTGCTCTCATCTGATCAATCTCAATTAGCTTTGCTGTGCAACATATATTCATTCTCTCTTCATGAGTCATCTTATCCCAGCTTGATTTGTACAATTGTTGCTCAAGCCATTCCACTGCTGTTTGTTTCATATTATTTATTATTTAAAATGGAGCATCCTCCATTGGTGAAAATTCATCTTTATTATCTTTTATTATCATCTTTCCAATACCTCCCGAATAAGCTGTCTCAAATTCAAGATCATGAAATTGACAATACTTATTCAAATTACGAGTCATTAATGTCTGAGATACATTCTTTTTTCTTAACTCTGGAAAGCTATCCAATAAGTCATCATAAGTTTTCTTTATGTTCAAATATTGATTCTTGTAAAGTCCTCCAAAGAATATATTCATCTCATTGCCAATTTTATCCAGGAGCTTTCTGTAATCAAGATTTTTTAATGGCATATCAATCAATCCATTCTCAAGATATATGCTAATGCAATTCATCATGTAATTATCAAATGAAGCCCATTCATCTGCTGTCCATTCATTGAAAAGCTCATGACCAAATTCCATAATTGGAGTAAAATTATCATTAAAATAAGAGCTCATCTCAACTTCATATTTTCTTGCATTGAATGATGCACTATCTCCTTGAATTGTGTAGTTAGTTGTGATGATAATTTTTGGAGATTCAGTCACATCCAGCTTGATGCTGTCCTTTCCTTTATATTCAATGCTGATTCCTTCTGTGATTACACTAAAGAGATTCTCAAAATTAAATGATTTCTTGACATCATCAAATACAAGTACTTGACAATCTGTTGCAACACTCTGATATGGGAATGATTTATTGAAATCAAATGTCTTGCCATCTAATGATTGTACTTTTCTAAGTTGTTTCAATGCGTTCCAAAATATTCCTTTTCCAGATCTTCCATTTGGATTCTCAGAGATGACCTCATCATTGAATATTATTGCTTTGTTGTTGCTGTTGGTCTTGAATGAATGCAACAGATATCCAATGACAGTCTGAAATGCTTTGTATTTTTCTCTATTCTCTCCAGCTATCTTCCAGATGAATCTTCTGTATTCTGCCTGATGGTGATCTGTTGGATAATAATCTCTATTGATTACCTGGTCTCTCCATATACCAACATTCACATCTGAATAACTTAGTATTTCTTTTTTGTCCTTTGTTATCTTGACAATGCAATTTCTATAAAATAGATAGCATTCATCTTTTGTATCTTTTAATACCTCAATTGATTTTGATTTCAATAAACTCAGATAATCTCTTTTAAAGAATTTCAAGTTGCCAGTCATCAAATTGAATACTCCTTCATCACATTGATTCTGCTCAATCCATTCAATAACAAAATCCTTGATATCTTTCTCATAAACAATCTTCATAAAGATGCCTTGTTTTTGAATAAAGTCGAATGTGCTCCCCTCATTTGGGGAGTTCTTAAAAAAATCATTTGACTCTAAAAAATCTTTGAATCTCTTGTTGTTCAGTGAGTAGTTACCTTTCTCATTCTTGCTCCAGAATTCCTCATTGTCAACCATGTTGAATCTCTTTCTGAGTTCATCTTTGGCTCTCTTCCAATCTCCATCATATTTGAGCTCAGTGAGTATATTGAAAGGTGAATAAGCTTGCTTTGCATTAAATGGCTTGCAATTAAGATCCTCTGAAAATATATAGAACATTCCAGGAAAGTGACCAAAGGTAGCTGAGAATCCATCTTTGATATCTTTGTTTGGTCTTGTCCAATATTCAACATCTCCTCTATTCTCACAATATTGCCATCCAGCTTTGATCAATAAATCCTTAGCCTCTTGTTGATGTTCAATGTTGTATTTTCCATCTGGAGTTGTATCCTTCCAGCTTTCTGCCCATTTCTTATTGGAATCAATTGTCCTGGTCTTTGAAACAATCTCTTTGTATTTATTAAATGAATGTGATAAATCTTTGATTGCATTGAACTCATCAGATGATTCTAATGGTTGAAGCTTTATATATTCGCAACCATTAATGAGTTGATATCCTTGACTTGGCCAACAAGCTGCATATTGCCCATTGCCTCTGATTTCAATCATAACTGATTTTGTTTCCCAAAAAGCGAATACTTCTCCAGATAAAATATCATTGTTATAAATGAAATAGATATGATATCCTCCTCCAGCTGTTGAGTAAATTGATAGCTTTCCTTCCAGGATTAATTGATGAATATATGGAAGCGAAATAAAACTCTTATAAATATCTTTTATTGGCTCTCCATTGTGTTTGTCAAAATCAAGACAATAGAATCCATTTGATACCTTTCCACAAGCAATACCAATTTTTTGAGCATTATTGAATAATCTATCAATATCCTTCTCATTGATTGATTCATAAAGATAATTATGTCCTTTCTCCAGCATTGGAGCCTTATTTTCTTTTAATGGCAAAGGATTAAATCCTTCCATTAATAAATCATAAGCATGATCAGTTAGTTTCATGTATTAATTTATTTTGATAATGATGTTCAGTACTATATTCAGAAAGAAAATTCCAGGATAAAACAATTGTTTCAATATCATTTGCATCTGGATATTCTTTCCAAACAACTATTAAACAACCTTTGTAATCTTGTAATTCTTCAATTTTCAAATGAAGCTCATGATAAAAAACCATCTGAGTCAAAAAAGCCATTCTCTTATCAATGTACTTTGCACCATCATATCTAAATACTAACATATAAAATAATTTAAATAAAAAACCCTCGCTTTATCCGTAGCCTTCAACCTCTACTTCAAAAACAAGGGTAGTAATACCATAAGGACTTATGATGTTGAAGGAGTCCATTTGCAAATATAACTACTTTTTCAATACGAAAGTTAGAAAGTTTTAAAAACTGAAACTTTACGGAAACTTTCGGATGTAACTTGTTGATATTAAATTCATTAACTAGCATTTGCAGACTTGTAAAGTTTTTTTTGACTAAAAAAATATTTTGTTTTCTGTGTATGTTCATAGGGCGTATAGGGGAAAAAAAAGTCTTCAAGTCTTCAAGATATTGATTATTAGTATTTTAACCCGTAAAGTTTTATATTTTTGCTATTATTTGAAAGTCTTCATCTTTACAATTTATTATTGATGAAATTTAACACTAATTTAAAGTATTGATTTCAATAAACTTCGTAATTATCTGATTCAGAGTTGTGTATGTCTCAAATTCTTGAGCTGTTTCTTTGTCAATCTCCAGTGTGAATGTCACATCATAGTTCACACCTCTTTTCTTTATATTGATTGGAATGATGTGCATGTCATTGTCAAAGCAAAGCATCTCATCCATCAGAGGCTTGATGATGCTCATATATCTTTGATCCTTGAGTTTGTACCATTTTTTATGCTGTCTGATCCCATATATCACAGATGCATGATGCTTTCCTGTTGCTCTGCCAATGGATGAGAGGCCCATCCCTGTCTTGGAAAGGAGATAAAAAATATAATATCTTTTATAGCAAATTGCCTCCTCTCTTTTGCTGTTGATCAGATCATATTTGTGCATCAGCTTGAGAATAAATTGTCTTTTCATTTGATTTGTTTTGGATCATTAATTGATTTGAATAATTCACTGTTGGTGTCAATCATTCCAGTTGCCTTCATAAATTCAATCTCAAGTTTTGCTGAGTTTATAATTACAGATCCGACATCAGCCACAGCCTTTGCTTTATCAATTTCTTTATTTAATTCCTCTGTATTGAGTTCATCATTATCAATTCTTTCAAGAGCTGCAAAAAGATGATCTCTCAAATCTGATATTTTATTCCTTGCCATTTTTATTAATTTTTTTAATTAGTTTACTTTTTAATTTTATTACTTGTTGCAATTCAGATGGGAATCTTTGAATGGTATTTTTTTCCATATTATCAATCATTGATATTATCTCAAGATTCTCAAGAACACAGTTCAATGAATTGCCATCTTTGAATCTAATCACACATCCATTTGGCACATCTCCATGAGCATCTTTCCAGATCTTGTGATGATAGAGAATCCAATGAGAATCTTTCACTTTGTAATAAAGATATATCTTGCCAGTTTTATCTGTTCTTTCAACAATTGATCCATCAGGCTTCCAATTATGAGGCCTGTTGCCTTTCTTGAACATTGTTGGCTTGCATTTCTCATAAAGATCTGCATTCATCTTAGTTCCTTTGTTAGATGGCTTATTACCTTTTTTGAATCTATGAGCCATTCCTCCTCTTATGAGATTAGCTCTTCCAGATAAATCAGATTGTTTGAATGTTTCACTCTTTCTTAGCCCCATTGTGAAAGCTCTGTTCGCAACTTGAGAATAAGTCAATCCAAGATCATCAGCAATGTCTTGAGTTCTTTCATGTGGGAATCTTTCTCTGATGATATCATTGATTGTCATATCTCATAATTGTTAATTTGTTCAATGACTCTTTTCCACCAGTTGATATCATCAATGTCTGTAATCTCATTAATTAATTCCTCAACAGTAATCAATGCACAGGCCTTGGCATTCTCCATTTGGCCAAATGCAGTTGCTGATTGCACATAATAAACATGCTTATCAATCAATTCTTTTGCTTTATCTCTTGGTGTCATATCTTTTCAACTTTTAGAATTAATGGAGGCCACAGATCCATCTTTCTGATGGCATCCTCTGGGCTGTTGGCTTGTATTATTTTCTCCTGGATGATCCACTTGACATCCTTGACTTTGTATGTTACTCTGAAATTCTGCATCTCTCTTTGCTCTTAAATAGTTATTAAATAAATCAATATTGAATCTGCCTGATCTTTGCCACCAGTATTCATAATCAGCTGTGCTCATAATGTTGATACATAAATTGTTAATAGAATCAATGCTGGTATTGTTAACATGCAGATGACAAAATCCCATTGATCTGCATTTCTTGGAATAAACTTTTTCATAAGTTAATTAATTTAGTTCTGTATTGCTTTAATCTTGCCAATCCTCTTGCACAGGTATCCATTCTGTCAAGATATTTATCTGTTGCTGTTGCCATTGTGAGCTTGCTCAATTTGGCTAATCTCTTCATCATTCCAGCAATCATTGTGTCAATAGCTTCAATCCGATCATCAATGTCATCATCACAATAGACATATCCTTTTGCATCACAATCAGGGCATCCAGCCTCAACACAAACCCATGGCTCTGGGCTTGTTGATACATCAACTATGCCTTTTCCTTGGCACGTTGAGCAATTAATTAATAAGTGTTCCATATTGTTGTTTTTTAATTTGAACGTAAATATAAAACATAATGTTTCATATATGCAAATTATTATTAACATATTGTTGAATATTTATTTAAATTTAGAATGATTCTAAATAAAAAAGCCCCAGATCTCTCCAGGGCCAAACATATATGGATCGCTTATTAAAGCCTCTTTCTG